ATACCTTCGGCTCCCAACATTAAGCTGACAAATGATGGCTCGTGTCAGTTTATAGCACCGATCCAAGCTAACATTAACTCAACTAATGTTAAAGACAGATCTAAGTATGAGTTTCTGACAACTGCTGCTGAGGTCAGTGCAGGCTCTGGCGTAGCCTTAGCATTAGGGTTTGATGGTCGAGGACGTACTTTCATTGCTTCGCAGCATGAAGACAACAACAAAGACCATCAAAGATTGTCGTTCTATACGTCAAGAAATGGGTCTCAGAATTTAGCTTTGCGTTTGACGGGAGTAGGAGATGCCCAGTTCTCTAACTCCGTCTCAATCGGCGGCACTGCTGCTGCGAATACGATTGATGAGTATGAAGAGGGAACTTGGACTCCAACAATAAAAGATGCCAATGCAACATACACAACACAGACCGGATCTTATGTTCGCATAGGAAATCAAGTTACTCTATATGGACAGCTTCAATGGACTAATAATGATGCAATTTCTACCTTTATTATTGAGTCTATTCCGTTTAACACTAGTGGCACTCTGAATGCCCAAATGGGCTCAGTGAAGTTTACTGGGAATGCCAACTCTGTTCCTTCAGATCTAGCATATCCATCAGTGGAAACTTTTTCGTCATCTTTGTACGTTAGATACACAAAGACCAACGGAACATCCCAAAGCAATTGGGCCTTGAGTGCTAATTCTGGTGGAAGAATTATGTTCAATATCACTTACATTATTTAAGTTAAACAGACCGCAACCGTCAATAAACTACGAAAACTATTAAACCTGTCTCCGCCAGTCGGCGGTTCCTAAAATGGCTTTCAAAGAAAAGCAAGCTTACAAAATTGAAGTTAACGAAGACCTATCCATTGGTGTTCGTCGTGCTGACATTGTTCTCAAGGATGATGTTGAAGTAGGTCGCTCCTACCACCGTTCCTCCTTTGCCCCTGGCTCTGATGTCAGTGGCGAAGTGCAAGAGGTGCAAGACATTGCTGCTGCAGTGTGGACTGATGCTGTCGTTGCTGAATATCAAGCAAACCTCGCTGAATAATTATCTACTTATTAAATACTATGTTTTCAATTTCTGAAATGATCGTTGATAGTGCCGACAAAGTTGTTGCTGTTAACTGGGCTTTTACAAACGATGATGGTGTGCTTTCCAATCAGTGGAAGCTTGCTGAACCTTATGGCGATACTCCACTGAATGAAGTAACTGAAGAAAAAGCTGTTGAATGGCTTGTAGCTCAGCTTCCTAATACTGCTGAAGAACTATCTGCTGCTATCAGTGCACGTAAAGCTGAAGTTGAATACGAAGCAACACTGAGTGCTTATAACGCTAATGCAGGTGCACCACCAACCAAAATTGAACCCCCAACCGAAACTCCGTCTGAAGAATGATTGCTATTATCCGACCAATCCTTTTTTCTTTTCTGCAAAGTGAAAAGGTAAAAATGCTTATTGTCGATATGCTTGGCAAGCTGTCTGAAACTACCGATAACGACATCGATGACAAAGCTGTTGAATTTATCCGCAACGGTTTGTTCCCTAACAGCTAATGATGGAATCAGTAGTGGCTGCTGTAATTGCCATTATTGCTGGTGGTGCAGCGTTAAATAACAGAATTCACAACAGAATAGGCAATGTTCATGACCGTATCAGCGGTCTCGATCGTCGTATTGACAACTTAGAGTTAACAGTGGCTCAAGAATATGTATCTAAAAGTGATCTAGCCGCTCTGGTTTCAAGAATGGAAGATCACATGATTCGCATTGAAAACAAATTAGATCAAATTGTTTTAAAAAATAACTAATGGCATATCAACTTATTGACAACATTAGAGGTGTAGTTCTTCAAGAGTTTCCTGACACACAACTAGCTGCAAAGGCGTTGGAGCGTCAATCTTGCGAGGCTGATGTCTCAGTTGTTGAGTCACCAAAGCCTACAAAACAAAATAAAGCTGATGTCAAAGAAAAAAGCGACTGAAGAGCAATTTAATGAATTGCATAACTTAGTCACTAAAGAATTTCTTGCACGAGTTAAGTCTGGTGAAGCTACAACGCAAGATCTAAAAGCTGCCTGTGATTGGCTGAAAACTAATGACATTAGTGGGGTTGCTTACGAAGGTAACCCCCTTCACAAACTAGCCAGCGTTATGCCTGACATTGATCCTGAACTTGTGCAAACGAGACTTTATGGCAAGCGGTAAAACATCCCAGTATTACAAGAAAAACCCTGCTGCACGTAAGCGTCGTCTAAAGCAGCAGGCCAAATACAACAAAACTAAAAAGGGATTAAAGATACGTACAGCAGCCAATAAATGTAATCGCAAGATGGGCACTTACGGTAATAGAGACGGTAAAGACTCAAGTCATACCGGACCTAATACTTGTAAAAAAGAATCTATGAAGATTAATCGGACCCGTCCGCGCAAAGGCCGTAAATACGCATCTAAATGACCCCTTTACTTCCAACTCCTGATCATTACCTTAACAACCTAATAACCATGACATCCTCTGAAGCAAAGCGTCTTTGGAGGCGCAGTATCAAAGAGCATTTCGGCTGTACATGTGTTTATTGCGGAGCAACTTATGAATTACACGAACTTACTTTGGATCACGTTCATCCTCGCACCCATGGCGGTGAGGATATTACCAGCAATCTGGTATGCGCTTGTACCTCATGTAATCAGGATAAAGGAAGTACCCATTGGCGTTCATGGATGAGAGAACGCTTTGGACAAAATTTACTTAGAGAAGGTTTAATTCTCTCACATATACAACTATGAGTCCTAAATTAACTATAGGGAATAAACCTAGGGAAGAGCCTAAACGGCAGGAAATGAATTCCCTTAGAATTTTGCAAAAGGCTGCTAACCTTAACAGTAGTGTAGCTACACCTCAAGCTAGAGAGGCGCAAAAGATTTTAAAAAGTTTGCAGGTTTATACGCCAAAAAATTCCCCCAATTCATACAACATCACGATCAGGAATCCTGTTACTGGTTATAGGGGTTCCATTATGTATGGTGGTGGAAAATCTCCCGGCGTTGTATCTTTTCAAAATTTAGAAACTGGATTTGATAGACCTCAAGAGCTTGGTAAAGCACCCCTTACAAAAATCCAAAAACTTGGTACACAAGCCACTATTAATCAATTAATTAATGAGATACCTACGGCTCGTGGTAACCAATCTGAAAGACCTGCTACTTATAGATTTGAAGCTATTAAGGACGAAAAAGATTACGACAAACTTTATAGAAGTAGTAAATTTGGAAATCCTGGAAGTCAAAGAGCCAATTTATATAGGCGTATGACAAAAGGTGCTTTTAGTGCCTACGAAAACAAAGTTGGTGATTTTAAAGGCTATGGCGAAAGGATTGATGAAACTCGTTGGCAACCTAGAGGTCCAGGCGGAAAATTTGGCAAATATGTCAACTTTGACACTACTGATGTTGTTAAAAGAATAGGCAAATTCGCACAAGAAAAAGCAAATCAATTTGCTGGTTTAGCTAGATTAGCTACTAAGGCTAAGGGTCTACAACTTGCAACAATGTTGATTCAAGCTGATATGGAAAATTACAAACTTAATCCAGGTACGCTGGATCAATTTTTAGCAGCCGGTGAATTGCCTGATGGTACACCTTATAAGCCACGTCAAGACTACCCACGTCCACCGAAAGGTCCAACCAAAGCAAAACGATCACCTCTTGTAATTAAAGCTCCACCTAAAAAGAACACTGCAGTACTTGCAAAATTAAAAGGTAAAACAGGTTCTTTAATTAATGGTGTGTTTTATCCACACAATTGGTCTTTTCAACAACGGATGAGGTACGAAGCACGTAAATGAATAACGTCCTAGAGGCGTTACAAGATGACTTCAAGTTGTTCTTACAAGCTCTGTGGGGACAGCTTGATTTACCTACGCCTACACGCGCTCAATACGCTATTGCTGATTACCTACAACACGGACCTAAGCGTCTACAGATCCAAGCCTTCAGAGGAATTGGTAAGTCTTGGATTACTGGCGCTTTCGTGTTGTGGACCCTATTTAAAGATCCAGAAAAGAAGATCATGATTATCTCAGCGTCTAAAGAACGTGCAGATAACATGTCCATCTTTTTACAGAAACTAATTATTGAAACACCTTGGTTAACTCACTTACAACCTAAGTCCGATGATAGTCGCTGGTCTCGTATTAGCTTTGATGTTAATTGCAGCCCTCACCAGGCCCCCTCAGTCAAATCAGTAGGTATCACAGGTCAGCTAACTGGTAGCCGTGCAGATCTAATGATTCTGGACGACATAGAAGTACCTGGTAACAGCCTGACAGAAATGATGAGATCCAAGCTTCTACAACTTTGTACAGAAGCTGAATCCATCCTTACTCCTAAAGATGACAGTCGAATCATGTACCTGGGAACGCCTCAGACGGTCTTCACGGTGTACAGGAAGCTCGCTGAACGTAACTACCGACCATTTGTATGGCCGGCACGTTTTCCACGCTCTACAGCGGCTTATGAGGGCCTTATAGCTCCTCAATTACAAGCAGATATTGATAACAACGCTGAAGAGTGGTCTTGTACTGACCCAGATAGATTTAACGATGAAGAACTTATTGAACGGGAAGCAGCAATGGGCAGAAGCAATTTCATGCTTCAGTTCATGCTTGATACGTCCCTTAGTGACGCTGAGAAATTCCCCCTCAAAATGGCTGACCTTATTGTCACCTCTGTTAATCCAACCACTGCTCCTGACTCCATCGTATGGTGCTCTGACCCAAGAAACTGTATCAAAGAACTCCCAACTGTCGGTTTACCTGGAGATTATTTCTACTCTCCAATGCAGTTACAAGGAGTATGGGACTCTTACCAAGAAACAATCTGCTCAGTTGATCCATCGGGCCGTGGCTCAGATGAAACAGCAGCAGCTTATATCTCCCAACGTAATGGTTTCTTGTACTTGCACGAAATGCGTGCTTACAGAGATGGGTACTCCGACCAAACGCTACTGGACATACTAAGTGGCTGTAAAAAATATAACGCTTCTAAATTAGTAGTTGAAACAAACTTCGGTGATGGTCTAGTTGCTGAACTCTTTAAAAAACACATCCAACAAAATAAACACGCTATTGATGTCGAAGAAGTCCGCGCCAACGTCAGAAAAGAAGATCGCATTATCGATGT